CATTTAAGCTTTTACACTTGAAGTAAATTACTGTTACATTTAAGCTTTTACACTTGAAGTAAATTACTGTTACATTTAAGCTTTTACACTTATTTATAAAGCCTCACATTTAAGTTTTTTACCCTTGAAGTAAATTACTGTAGTATTTTTACACTTAAAGTAAAACACATCTGGATTTACACTTTAACAAGAACCAGTTTTAGATAAAATTAAGGCTTTAAATCAAGAAATAGCTCATTCTGGGCTCAAAACAGTATCTAAAACCGCTTTTTAATAGTTACTAGTATATTTAACTAAGTTTTTTAAAAATAGCCTTAAAAATCAATTTTGGACTTAAAAAAAAAAATAAATTAAAATGTTTACTTTTTCTGCGAACCGGTTTATAATAAAAATAAACAATATTTTTCAACCTTGGAGACGACATGTTAGTTGAACAGCAAATCATACGCCTGAAATATTACTTCTTTGGCTTAAGCGCTGCAGAACTAAAAGAAGGGACTTCTTTTCACCTTTCACCTGACTCTGACATCAACAAGGTAATCGAAGGTATTACACCCCTGCCTTCAATAGGGTACGCTAAACATGAAGACGCTTTAGCCAGAATCAACCAGTTCAATGTGATCAAGACTTACATCATGCAGGGATCCTTAGCTGCTATAGAAGCTAAGTTAATCACAAATCTCTCCCTGGCTTTGGATGATTCTATGGATTCTATCCCTGAGCTAAATGCTGCGGTTGATATATATAAGAAATTAGCAAGTTTCATGGAGAAAGTTTCTAAAGCAAACGGATCCAATGACTTGCCAATGGTCATATTTAAGGACCTAACAGGTGGAAATTAAGATACACACTAAGGCTCAAGGGCCTACTCTACACGAGTATTTGTTATCTAAGAGCCGTGTATCTTTTATAATGGGACCCCTAGGCTCTGGTAAGACTTTTGCATCGTGCGAGAAAATACTTCGTATCATGATGGAGCAGGAACCAGACAGGCAAGGAGTGCGGAGAACTAGAGGCTATTGCATTCGAAATACTTATTCAGATTTACTGACGACCACCATCAAGGATTGGTTGGACTTGTTCGGGGATTTGGGTAAGTACACTGGGTCGTTAGCGCCGCCTCCCACTCATAAAGTATCCTTTGGCTTACCAGATGGAACCACTGTACAATCGGAGCTAGTCTTCTTAGCCCTTGACAAGCCTAATTCTATCAAGCGCCTCCGAGGCTCTCAAGTAACCTTCTTCTGGCTTAACGAGGTTAAAGAGCTCCCTAAGGCTGTCGTGGATATGGCGGATAGTCGCCATGGCCGGTATCCCAGCGCTGTGAACGGGGCTAGGCTCACATGGCACGGGATGATTGGAGACTATAATGCTCCTGACGATGACCACTGGCTCTACCGACTGTCTGAGGAGGATAGACCAGAGGGGTGGATGTTCTATAAGCAACCCGGGGGAGTTGTCCGAGAATATGTAGCCGGTAAGCGCACTGGGCGATGGCTTGTGAACCCAAAGGCCGAGAACGTTGAGAACCTTCCACTGAATTACTATAAAGACTTAACACAAGGCAAGGGTGAGGACTGGATAGCTGTGAACTTAGGGAATGAGTATGGGCTCGTAAGGACAGGGCAACCCATTTATGCTAAGCAGTGGGACGACTCTATCCACGTCAATGATAAGATACAGCCTACCTCAGACACTCTTATCATTGGACTTGACTTTGGTTTAACCCCTGCGGCTGTCTTCGTACAGGAGACCTCTACTGGCCTACAGATGTGCCATGAGGCGGTCGGGCAAGATATAGGCATTTCGCAGTTTACGAAGCATGTCGTTAAGCCTCTTATAAGAGAACATTATAAGGGCTGTGAGGTTATAGTAATAGGGGATCCAGCTGGTGCACAGAGGTCGCAGACAGATTTACGTAGTCCTTTTGACGTGCTCGCCGAGCTTGGGATGTCTACAGAGCCGGCCAGTTCTAATACTTTACAAGTGCGCTGGGATAATGTCAGGAACCTTTTGACTGCGTGGTATGACCAAAAGCCTTTATTCCAGCTTCATCCGCGGTGTAAGCATACTCGGAAGGGTTTTATCAGTGGATATTCTCTGAGAAGGATACAAGTTATAGGTGACGAGAAATATGCGTCTGTGCCTGACAAGAATATTTATTCTCATGTACATGAGGCTTTACAGTACGCAGCAGACTACATTCAAGTTTATATGCTCGGCAGACAGCAACAAGACTTTTCACGGCCAAACAAGGTGAGTTACTGATGGAAGTGTTAGCAAAATTGCAGCAATATATTAATGAGTCTACGATTATCTTGGATTCGTTCAAGACTGAGGCATGGACAGACTGTGAGTTTGTTGATGGTGAGCAATGGGACGCTGAGTCTTGGCAAAAATTTGAGGATAAGGGGATTTATGCTCTCACGTTGAACCGCGTATTTCCGATAACAAACCGCATCATAGGGCACTACGTCAAGAACCAACCAGACACTTTAGTTAAAGGCCGCACCCTCAAGGATATAGACCTCGCGGACTTAATGTCTGAGGGTATTAAATATGTCAAAGACAAGAACAAGCTTGCCAAGCTCGAGCTTAAGGCTGTGTCAGACATGCTCAAGACCGGCATAGGCGTTCTTAAGGTACGTACTATAAAGGATGAAATAACATATTCGTATACCCCCTGGCTTAACTTTGGTTGGGATCCTCATGGTTCGCCTGACTTAGAATTGCTTACTACCAGGTATGCTTACATTTCTCAGTTTGTCGACAAAGATGACTTATCCGTGATGTTCCCAGGCAAGACTGAGGAATTGGAGGAGATGCATCATTCTCTACAACCTGACTCTTTTGTTGAGACTCTTGTAGAGTTACATAATAACAATGACGCCGCCTTACAAGCCTCGACTCGCATTAAGGTGTATGAGATATGGTACCGGCAGTTGCAAGAAGACCAGTCTTATTCTATGAGAGTGGCGACAATAGCTGGTAACATTTTACTACAAGATATTCCTTCACCCTACGATCATTCTGAGTTCCCTTTTGTCGTATACCACGGCTACTTAGATAGGTTTAACAAACCTTATGGAGTGCCTCGGCAGCTCAGAGAACAAAATATAGAGGTGAATAAACGTCGGTCAGTTGCCCTGGCTTTACTTTCTAATCGCCGGGTGTATGCTGAGGAAGGGGCTGTGGAGAATGTCAATAGACTTTATGCTGAGGCCAACAGGTTAGATGGTCTCATTGTAACCAAGCCTAACAAAATCGACAGAGTACGTGTGGAGGAGATGTCTAATTTGTCTCAGGGACAGATTGCGATGCAACAGCAGTCTGAGCAGGAGATACAAGAGATATCTGGCGTCAATGATGAGTCTTTGGGAAAACGCTCTTTGTCACGGACTGGCGCAGCTCTCCAGATGCAAGTTGAGCAGAGCGCGACTAACTTAGCTGAGCTATTCGAGAATATCAAACAGGCTTCTCTACGCCTTGGACAACTGACAGCCTCCATGATTCAGCAGTATTGGACAGATGAGAAGGTTTTAAGAGTTACCGACAAACGCTCAGGAGTTGAGAAGTTCGTCGAGATAAACACCACCGAGGAGAACTCTATAGAGCAAGGTGAATTTGACTTTGTGTTGGCGGACACGCCCATGACTGACACTTTACGAGATAAGTATTTAGACACAGTGTACGTAGCCATTCAAAAGGCCCCACCTGAGGCTATAGGGCCTTTATTTAACCTGGCCTTGGAGATAACAGACTTACCGAACAAAGCGCAGGTGTTAGAGCAGGTTCGCCAAGCTACGGGTATGCCTCCTATAGACTATGATTTAACTGAGGCTGAGCGCCTGCAGAAAGCTCAACAACAAGCACAGCAGTTACAAGAACAGCAGCAGTTGCAGCAGCAACAAGAACGACAACGACAACATCTTGAGTCTGACAAGATCGCGGCAGAGATTGAGAAAATTAGGGCAGATGCGTTGGCTGCTATAGCCAAGGCGGATACCGCGAAGGATGACATAGCCCAAAAGGGTTTTCAGATTGGCGCCCAAGTAGCTCAAA